ATGAAGATTGATTAGGAACATCAGCATTAGCTAAAGCCTCATTACTATTATAAGACATTGAAGCGTGCATAAAAGAATCCTTACCAAGTTTATTAAAGTAAGAGATTACAGGTAAACTAGCAAGAGCTAATTTAGAATCTCCACCACCACGAGCTGGGTCATACACAACTTCAAAATCAGACAGAAGTCTATCGTATGTTAATTCACTTGCTGAAGCACTTCTAAGGTAAGAGACACCTGATGAGTAAGCCAAGTCAGTAGTTCCACCAACAGCTGTAGCATTTGCTAATATATGACCAGCAATACCTTCAGTATATTGAATACCTCCAGTAGATGCACGTTGACCAAAAAGCATAGCACGTTCAATATCTATTTTATGTTCACGCAATTTAAGATTCCAAATTCTTTGGAACTCATCTGCTACACCACGGTAACGAGTTGCTCTAGCCGTATTAGACATTTCACAAGCTGTTTTAAAGATTTGAGTAAGACCATAATCGTTATCCATTTCTTCAGAGAAAACATCTGGAGCACCAGAGCCTTCCGCAAAAGATGTACCGATAACTGTACAGCTAGAATTATCAATATCTACACCACCATCTGAACCAGAGATAGTTTTTCCAGAAAAAGAAGTATCTGTTGTTCCATTAGGTACTGGAGCTGTTTCTATTCTAACAATAACTGGGTTTGGTATATCAGCTGCTGTTTCTTGACCTATAGAAAGAACCATTCCTTTTATAAGCCAATCTACTGAAGCTCCTCCAGCATCAACTGTGTAAGTGACACTACTTCCTACTGCTGGGATTGTTACATCCCCTTTAATTAAGAAAGAACGGTCAGTCATTGAGACTCTTGTTCTGTCTTCTAAAAATCGGAATTGTGGGTCGTCCGTAGGGACTTTAGCTACCTTTGAAAGATACACGAAGAATGGAGATTCCTCTGGAGCTAAGTCAGCGACACGGTCTGAAAAGTTGAATAACCGACGGGAATGAAAATCTGTATTAGATGTTCCCGGCGTTCCAACATTCACAATGCCTTGATTGTAAGTTGCCATTTAAGACTCCTTGAGTTTATATTTTGTTTCTATTTGAGACTCCCATAACACCAGACCATACACTATCTAATTCATTTGGTTGCTCAGGAGATGCTCCTTGCACTATACCAGCTGTAGGGGCAAGCTTTTGAGTCCTTTGAACTGCTTGTAAATTAGGAGAAACTTTTTGTTCTCCACCTTTATATTTTCTATATACATCAACTAACATCTCTATAGGAAGTTCATCCCTAGGGTTTGTAGCAAACTGTATAAAGTCATCAGCCATTGCAGGGTCATCAAAACCATACTTATTTGTAAGGTCTTGCTTAAGGTTATTAAGAGCCATTTGTTCTTGTAGCCCTGAAAACTGCTGTTTAACGGCATCGTTTACAAGGCTCTTTTCTTGGTCTACCCTCATCTCATATGATGGTGAACCGGGTTTGTAGTAAGCTTCCCAAGGGTCAAAAGCATCTTCACTTAGTTGCTCTTTCTTAGGTTGCTCTTCTACTTTTTTGTTACCACTCAAGGTGTTTCTCATAGCCTCAACAACATCAGGTCTTTTTTCTAACACTTGACCTAACTGTTGATACTTACGTAGTTCTTCAACTTCGTTATTAAGCTTATCAAAATCAGCATTTTTCTTGTCATACATTGACTGAAACTTTTTTGCATCATCTATAGGTTGGTCTGCTACCTGCTCTGCAGGTTCTCCACCAACTTGATAAGGCTGAACAACTTGTTCTAAAACTTCGCCTTCTACACCTTCTATAGTGTTAACGTCTCCGTTCATAGTGTCTTCCATATTATTCCTCGATTTCTTTTATTATTAGCATCACCTTTAATAGATGTCCATAAAAGCAGAACCGGGGAAATGTCCCCACTACTTCTGTTTTCAATTTCTTACAACTCCATCTTCTGTATCAACAATTCTCTTTAGGTTATCAACTTGAACTTTGGTTTTAAACTTAGTATCATTTTGAATTTCATTGAGCCTGCTTTTGAACTTCTCAGTTTCAGTCCTCTTCCTTGAGCTTACTGCTTCACGCTCCGAGGTTTGTAGGTCTCCACTAAGTTTCTTGACTTGCTCTTGTAGTTGTTGATTCATTGATTGTAATTGAGCCATTTGACCCTTTCGTTGTAAGACACCTTCTTTGTCAAAGATTTCAGTTTTCTTTAAAACCTCGACATCATCTACCAGATTCATCCTAAACGCCTCAAGGTACATATTGTATTCTGCTACCCTGTTTGACGGCAAAGTTGAACCAGATATAATTCTCACGTCATAATGCCCAATCGTGATGTCGTTTTGTATGGCATTAAGTTCCTGACTTTTATCATCGTACATATTAACCGTATATTCAGTAATGTCGTTATTCGGTTGTATGATTCTAAAAGTTTTTGCGTAAGTATAGTGACCTTTGGATAAGTTGTATACGCCACGACCTAACCTAGTCAAACTTCCTTCTATATCTCTGAGTTTTGATTTACCACGAGTCTCACCCATTTCGGCAAGCATCGCAGTTCCCCTTACTGTTTCAGGAGCTCCTTCTCTGAAGCCCTGCATTAACTCAGGAATACCCATGCTTAAATCTATATAATGCTCTATTCTACTAATTAAGTTATAAAACTCATTAGATAGTGATTGTGGGGCAGGGAAATGAGGAGCACCAAATTCGGGATTATAAGGTATAACAGCATTGGGTTTTGCCCAATCCTGCTCCAACTGCCCCAAATCATCTACGCTACCTTCCGGGACTAATAACTTAAGTCCAGCGGAAGCTTGAGCGTGTGAGAGGGTGAGAGAGAAAAGCTTGTTTAAAAGTCTTTGAGAATCTTTAACTTTAGATATATCAGACTTTGGGTATGGTGTACCAGTCCAAATGTTTGGAATTGGTACTACGGGATAAATATCTGTATTTAATATTTGCTCATACAGTAAAACGTCTCCAGCCGTAGCTGTGACTTTAATTCTTGTTTGCTTTACCTCTACTATTTCTATTAAGCCAGCAGTCATTAGAAGTTGAGCTTGTTCATTCTGGACAAACTTTTCATACTTCTCTGCATCTAATATAGATTCTGAACCATCTTGCTTGTTAAATATTCTGTAGAAAGGTACTTTTATCTTAGTAAATCGTTCTAGTATCCTGTACTTACTAACTCTGTTGTACTCAGATTCATAGACTGTATCAGGTGTAAACGAAGCAGAGCTATTTCTTTTGCCAGATGAAGGGTAATCTTCTTCATCGTAATAAGTATCTAAGTCTTCTAGAATAGCTTCTACTTGAGGATACATATTAATTATCTGGTCTTCTGTTAATATAGTAGAGAGTATAATGCCTGAAGCATCATCAGCATATCTATTCCTTGATGCTGGGTCTACATAAACACGGAATGGGTCTAGATAAGTAATCTTAACCTCTCCTCTTCCGTAGTCTGCTTCTGGGTCTATATAAGTATATAAGTAACCCATACCTGCAGTAGCGTAATCATGGACAGCTTGTTTAAATTGTGTGTCCCCATCTGAAATATCCCAGACGTATTCTAATAATGTACGCCAAACATTAGCCATTCTACTGTCAGAATCTTCTCTACCAACAGCACTATACTTTGGTGAGCGAGAAGTAAGTAATGATTTAAGTTTTTCTATAGCCGCATATACACGGTCTATTACAAAGTCAGCTTGTCCAACTGCTCGTAACGCATCAGACTCTTCTTGAGAGTAGTGGTTACCTAGGAAGAAATCTACAGCGTCTCTGGCTTCTACATCCCAGTCAGCTCTAGCATCTTTCCACATTCTCCATAGTTGTCTATTAACTTCGGAGTGCTTTACTTCATCTCTCTCTAACTCTCTTATACTAGAAATAGCTGTACCTTTGTTTTAATGTTATAAATTTAACAATTATATACCAATAATGCAAGTACTATTTAAGATTTTTGTCCAGTTATCCAAGATATAGTTCTCTTTACTGTTTCAATCTTATTCTTAGGTGTATTGTCTGCTTGAAACTCATTAGCTTCAAACTTTTTACTTATAGGTGGTCTTGATTTATTTATAGCATACCACAGTCCATCAAGTACATCGTCGTTCTTTCCTTTAGGAAATTGAAACATCTCATCTATTAAAGCAGTATGCTTTCTTTTTATAAACATCTTACCTCTGTTTACTAGAGGAGCAAGTAAAGATTCCAACCTATCTTCTTTCTTTATACCAGTTGGTGGTCTAACTCCTAATGCTACACCCGGAGCTACCTTTCTATCTTGACCTGTCATCCTATTGACTGCATCTTTTATTATGCCTTGAGCCCCAACGTGTTCTACGTTAACTCTTTTTACTGGAGAATATTCCTTAGCGTATTCAAATATTTTCTCAGGCATATCATATAACGGCATATGCTCTCTCATATAGTCTACAACGTAAATATTCCTATCGCTATCTATACCTATTACCATTATCATTTGATAGTCACTAGAAGCCTTAGACTCGTAAGCTAAATCAACACCAATATAAATATTAACAGGTATAGCTTCTTTGCTATTAACCAAGTAAGCATAATTATTTTTACTTTCAAATTCATGGTCATAATACTCCAGCCTATCTGTTTTAAATTTTGCGTTCTCTAAATCTCTTGCTTCGTTTAAATACTCTTGAGCAAACTTATGAGCTAGCCCAACATCTTCAAATCTTCTTCTTATGTCTGCTAGTTTTTGTTTTGAGAAGTAAGAACTCCATAATACATT